TTATCTTTGTTTGTGATTTCGTCAAATGACTTCAAATCGGGCCTGCCCAAAAGTAACTTGCAACTGCGTAGACTCAGCCGAAGAAAATCAGGCTCCTTTTTAGAGCTTTTTCGATGAAAAATCGAAAGATTTCTATTCGGGTGCATTTGTGAAACCTTCCATCTCTGCCTCATCCTGTGCATCGGCCCATCCAGGTCTACCGATCACGGCTACCTTGTCGTTGAAGATGTTGCCCCATGATTCGGTTTTCGCGGCGTAGGTCAATCGGTCCAGTTGGTGAGCGCACCAATCCTCGCCTGCTGCGATGTCCATCGCTGGCAGCTCTGTGACAGCGACTTCGTAGGGCGATTCGCTCGACTGCCAGATGAAGCGGAAACGGCTGCGCTGGTCGTCTGGATTCTCATTGTTCCAGATTTTGAGATACCATGCAGCTTGAGCGTGGTAGCCGAATTGCGCGATCTTTTTGCTGATTCCTGACGGGGAAAAGTCGCCCGTCGTTTTAATGTCAACGAGGTAGTCGCGATCCTCTGGGACCAGATCAATCATGCACTTCACGTTCACGTCTTTGATTCTCGAGGTCAGAATCACTTGGCCCTCTGATTGATCGAGCAAATCTGCCGCGTTTCGATCCAATCGGATTTTGTTTGCAGCGATCTTCGCCTCATCTACCTCAGACTGCTTCACGACGACCAATCCTGCATCAGCCTGCTCATCTCGCCATTCCCGGGCGTCTTTCGACCGGAACGAGTCAAACGGACAAACGGCAACGATTGATTCGCAACCTCCCGGCTCCGTCAATTCTGCATCAACCATACTGCCCCAGCTCGCTGCTGGCGATCCGGTAAAAACCTTTGGAGCAAATCTCCACCGGTAGAGGCTGGATGATTTCAGCTCCCACAATACAGATTTGGAAAGGTAACTGTCGTCTGCGAAAATATCCTCGCGATTGCAGACTAGATTTTTATGGTATTCGTTTGGTGTCATAATTGTTTCACTTTGTGATTGGGCTTGTTGGGTGGAGTTTTGCTTTCGCCTCGAGGTAGGCCGCTCTTGCTTCTTCCTTGGTTGAATAGTATCCGATATGTCGATTCTTACCGTTCAGCTTGATTCGAGCAATCCATTTTTTGTGTCGCTTGTGAAAAGAGTACCCCCTTGCGCTCCTCCGGTTGTGTTGATTCTCTGAACGCGTAACAACGCGCAGATTTTCGCGACGGTTGTCGTCCCTGAGGCCGTTAATGTGGTCAATTTCTAGGCTTCCTGGATCTTCACCCTCGGAAATAAGCCAAGCTAGTCTGTGAGCGAAATATCTAATGCCCTTAATACGTATTTGGCGATGGCCGCTTATATCTAATGTGCCTGCCACTTTTCCACGCACTCTTTTGTAAACCTTCTCATTTGTTCTCCAAGTGAATATTCCCGTATCGGGATCGTATTTTAAAACGTCAAGAACGCTTTCTATCGGAGGTAGGGGGTTCGCATTCATATTATTTTACTTTGTAATTGGGCTTGTGGGGTGAAATTTCGCTTTTGCCTCGATGTAAGCGGCGAGAGTAAACGCTTTGTCAATCATGCTCATTCCTTATAGTAATATACTTTGATTCCTTTACTGCTTTTAACAATGCTTCATTGATTCTCGCAAATTTTATATATTTACCATTGTCGTCCATTACTTTCACTTTAGATATTAGTAAATCATTTTTGCCGAAATTGTTCTCTTTTAATTCAATTGTTGTAAATTCAAATTTCATAAATAATCCCTTTTGCACATTCTCAGCCTCGTTGATTAAACCTTTCTTATTTTCAGTTGGGAATACTACTTGCTGGAACGCATTGGTATTAGATGCAATCAAAGCCAGGCAGGAAGTGTCGCTTCCATTTTCGGATTGTAGTCCAGCTTTACTTCATGGCTTTGGGTTTCACCAACTGCAAATCGCATCTCTTTTTTCATTGTATCGTGGTCCGTCGCTTTCCTTTTCACCCTGCGCCAGACGGGTAGCTCTGCATCAGAAATGCATACGTGAACATTGACCTCCTGCGTTTGTCCAAATCTCCACGATCTGCGAATAGCCTGGTAAAATGACTCATAACTGTAGGAGATGGAAGCAAAAGCCATGTTTCTGCAATGCTGCCAGTTCATGCCGAATCCGCAAATCTTAGGCTTGGAAATCAACACCCTAGCGTTTCCTTGAGAGAAAGAATCCAGTCTTGACTCCTTTTGTTCGATAGTCATTGAGCCTTTGACCTCAACAGCGTCGGGTATCAGCCTCGACAGCATCGCGCTCTCATCGTTAGATTCGCACCAAACTATCCACGGTTCAGCTGAGTCGTTGACCATATCCGCAACGCTTTTGCATCTTTCGCCTATTGTGGCTCGCCTCGTCTTATGCAAATCAGTAGCGGCCACGCTGGGCATGTCGAATAGCATATCTGGCGATTCCGTAAAAAGCGGCGATTCGTGCATATGAGTTTCTATGTTCAAATTTGGCAAATCATAACCGTCGTCGCTATGGCCTAAATCGGACGGCTTAAAAACGCAACATGACCAACTTCCCACCCACTGCCAAAAGTCTTTGACCGCATGGCCTTTCAGCCTCCAGTCTGCCGTGTTTGCGGAATCGTGGATAAACCACCTAGTCAGCATCTCTTGTGCGCTCATCACATTTAAAAAACGCGAGTGATTGCCCAACTCGGTGTAATCATTCGGCGCAGGCGTCGCTGTGCATGCCAGCTTCCACGGCGTATGATCAAACGCCTCGGTCATCCACTTCCTCATCTTAGATGTCTGCCCTTTAAGAATTGAGCTTTCGTCAAGAACTACTGCATTGAATCGCGAAACGTCAAAAAGATGCGCTCGCTCGTAGTTTGTGATCGTGATTCTCTCCTTCACGTCACCATTGCGCGAATGGTGAATATTCATGTCGAGTAAATTACCAGCCTCTTCAACAGTCTGCTGCGCTACGGCAAGCGGGGCGAGAATCAACACATCACCCGGGACGTGCCTAGCCCAATCGAGCTGCAGAAACGTCTTGCCAAGCCCTGTGTCTAAAAAGGCAGCACCCCTTCCGGTCTTAAGTAGCTTTCGCAGGCAATCGGCCTGATGGGGCTTTGCGTTTGGATGCGGATTGCATTCCACTTTGTCACGACTCGTAATTCCAGCTTCTTTCTTGTGGATAAGCAAATCTTTATATGACGATTTCAAAACAACCCCTTTCCTTCTGATTCTGCAGCCTTGAGGTTTTGTGATGCCTGATGGAAATACGACGGTTTTAGCTCTGTTCCTATAAACCTTCTTCCATGTTTCAATGCCATATACCCTTCTGATCCGATTCCCGTAAACGGCGAAAATACAGTATCACCTTCATTTGACCACATCACTAGACACCTGTGAATAAAGTCGAGCTGCAGAGGGCATATGTGTTTCTCATCCTTCTCATCTCTCGCGCCTTTCTTGCTCAGCACATTAGTTTGATTGATGTCCATCCAGACAGGGCTTGCCCATTGCTGCCACTGGTCCACCGGGAAGTCTTCGGCTGTATGCGTTACTGGATCGCCGTTATCTCCCGGCTTGTAAAAGACAAGCAGATAATCTGGATTCCCCATGCGGCTGCGGCATGAGTCCTTTTTTATTTGCTTATGCAAAAGCCCTAGTGCTTTTGTTCGCTGCATTTCAACGACAGGATCTTTCCATACAGTGACTCTGCAATGGTAAATCCATCCTTCCTCAATATGCGCTCGGATGATTTCCCCAGAAAAGTCGCGTCGGCCTATGTATCCGTGCATGGTTTTGCTCGACGGCAAGTCCATGCAATGAACACACGATAATCTGCCAGGTTTAGTAATTCGCAGCTTTTCGGCAATCATAAACCTGTATTGGTCAAAGAATTGCGCGTCATCGGCGCAGTTTCCCATGTCAGCCACGGAATCCCCGTAAACGTAAAGATTCGCGAACGGTGGCGAGTAAATCGAAAGGTCTATACTGTCGTCGGGTAATCCTTCCGCAAAGGATACGCAATCGGCATTGTAAAGACTCCAATTATCCCCGTGCGCTTCATCTAGCACTTTTGTTTTCATTTTGGTTTTCATATCTGATTTTTATTTTCACGAATTGTTTTTTCACTAGCGGCTCGCAAGCAAACCGCTGCAATGTCGATCAGCTCACATCTCAATTCAGCCCAATCGCTCTTGTGGAGCGACTGCTTAGCCTCGAGAAATTCCTCCTCCAGAATCCCCATGACTTCGTGAAGTGATGCGTATTGGCCGTATCGACGCTCTGCATTGTCAGCGACATCATGCGCCTTGTAAATGGTTTCTTTAAGAATTGCCATCTTTATTTACGCATCGGCATGATAATATATTTGAGGCCATCTGATTCGATCAAAACTGGCGATTCGTCCTCGCCCACTTTAATATCGACCGATTCCCCGTCGATGGTCGCAAGCATCTTAGCCAAGAAATCGTGATTTACAGAAACGCCAAACTCGGGCGACTCGCAATCTAGCTTTTCCGACGCTGACTCTCCTGCGTTCGAGGCAGAGACTGTAATTCCATCAGCACTCCCGTCGAGCCGAACGCATCCGATCCGGGGATCGGCAATCAATCCGACTCGACGAAGAATGCCGAGGAGTTTTTTGTGCGGAGCGGGAAAAGTTTTCATGGCCGACTCATCCGGCATCACTCTGCGCCACTCAGG